GCCTGTTTTTCTATCTGTGCCACGATACTTCATGCGTGCACGAAGTGTTGCTTTACCTTCTAATTCAGGAGAACCTAAACCTGCTGCATCATTACCCGTGTGGTAAAATCCATGTCCACCACCAATTTGAATGTAATTAGTTTTACGATCTGTACCATAATGTGCTTTAATTGGTTCAGCGTCGTGGTGAGTATGATACACATTTCCTTTTTGTAAATCTGTATCGTAATCACCAGTAGGTTTATCCCACTGTTTATTTATTTTTTGTAAGAAGCCTGTAGCTGCTATAGCGGCATGTGTGGCTGGATATTTTTTCTTAGAACGTTCAGAGATATCCCACTTCTTACCATCATGGTGAAGTTCGATTTGACCAAACATAGCTTTACTATTTTGTTTGACTTCTAAATGGTGTTCTTCACCATCATGTGTAAACTTGGCATCGGGTGCATCAGCTGAAGAACCAGCAGTAGTAGAATCTTTATGTGCTTTGCCCATCTTTTTCAACTTGTCATTGACTTCTTTTTCATAATTGAAACCTCCGACGGCTGCTTTTTCAGATAACATAGCATCAATTGCAATAGTTACATCAACTTGTTCTGAATGAGAAGCTGTAGCAGAATCTTTATTGGCAGTTGATGACTGCGTAGCGCTAGAGCGTTTTCTTTCAGCATCCAATATCTGTTGTTTTTTATTCTTCAACATATCAAGCTTATTTGCCACTTGATCAGATTGCGCAGACATATTATCTTTATGCTGTTGACGAAGCTTAGTCATCTCATCTGACATGCTAGCTACTTTGCGTTGGATTGATGCATCAATTGGCATTTATTTACCTGTAAATATCTTCTACTGTTACGTATATGTGTTGTTTACTAGATGGATGATAAACTGAATATAAGTTTACATCACCAACCTTTGCATGAGGTACAGAGTTCATCTCATTAACTACGATCATAGATCCTTTAAATGCAACAGGTTGTCCAGTTGCTGGAGATAAACAGTGTTCTGCTAACTTATATTTTCCTGGCAATAAGTTATCATCTCTCAACATCCAAGATTTAGATTCGTTTAGTGTGTTATCTAATTCGATACCCAAATCTTTTGTATATTTCGTGAATCCTGAAAGCACAGCTTCAGAACTCATGTTTGTATTCTCTTTGATAAGCCATAGAGCTGCAGCATAAGAAGCTAGCTTAGTCTTACCAAACGGAACCTTATTCAATAATCTTTTTATATTGTAAACTAATCTGAAAAATAATGTGTATGCATCTTTTTCTTCAGGTGTTTCAGCGCTCTTTAATTTATTACCATCTGCATCAATTAGTCCAAGTTGAAATGCTTTTGTTTCATTCCATGGTGTTACTAATTGGCGCATGAACCTAAACGTGTAGTATATGTCTACAGCTCTTTGTACTAGTGCCATCTTAAATTTTCCTTAATACATCTACGACCTTCTGATCGAGAGGTACTTCAACATATTGATCCTCTGGCAAATAATTCAAGTAGACTAAAAATGTCTTTAATAAAGGCCAGTTCTTTTTATCAATCTTATAGAACATCATGTGATTAGCTGCGTTAATACCAAATACATTATAGAGTACTATCAAATGGTTTAATATTAAACGTTCGCTCAACTCACCCGTTGTTTCGTAACGGTTAAACAATCTTTTAATGTATTTAAACTTCTGAATATCTTCTTGAAATTCTTCAGTCGTCATACATTGCGGGTTGTTATAGTTTTTTGCCGCAAATAATGTAAAATTCTTACTTGATAATTTTTCAAAACTATTCATAATATCCTATGACAAAGTTACAGTAGGGAGAACATCTCTCCCTACTATTTACTACTAGTAATTGCTAGCGCTATCTGCTGCAGCTACTTTCTTTTTTAATTCGCCGAACTTCTTTTTACCGTCGCCGTCTTTCTTGGTTTGGGGGGTTGTGTCGATTTCTTCACCTGCGGCTGTCTTGAAGACGGCTTCTTTGACTGCGCCTTGTTTTCCGAGCTTTTCTTTGGCGTCGTAGGTTGCTGGACCTTTTCCTTTTGGTTCATCGGCTCGTTTGGTTTTGTCGGCTCCATTGGGGGTTCCGTCTTTGTTTGGCTCGTCGGTGACGAGGACGGAGTGGTCGTCAACAAAGCTTTGCTCGCCCTCTGAATGAGGTTCCATAACGTCTTGATCATCTTGTTTATCTTTCATATTTGTGTGTTTAATTTCTTTAGCACCTTGACCGATGAACGGTTTAGGGTTGCCTTCTTCACTTAAAAATGAATCGTATTCTGTTGATTCATTTTTTTGTGCTGAGTAATAAGCAGCTAAAGCCATCTGCTTACGTTTTTCTGTTGACTTACCTGCAAACTGTGGTGCATCTGATTGTACAAAGTCACTAATCCATTTACCAGCTGGTTCATCTTTAGATAACACTTCATTGATAAGAATATCTAGTTCTCTTTCATTGAAGAGTTGGAAGTCTTCTTTCTTCATTTTCTTTTTAGCTGCAATCTTTTCTAAATCAGATTTTTTAGGACCAGCTAATGTGTCTACTACATGCTTTTCTTTTTCAGAACCACCGTAAACACCAGGTTTTGCTTGATGTCTATATACACCGTTCTTATCAAATTCCATTTCAGCTAACTGTTCAGTTGATTCATTTTCAGATTTATCAATGCCTTCTTCAACTGTTTCTTCTTTACGCAACAACTTAAAATCGTGCGCATCGACTTTACCATTCTTGTTTTTATCAAGCTTATGTTGATTGCCTTTAAGTTCTTCTTTTTTCATATCTTTATCACAAGATGATTCTTCAGCTTTCATCTTTTTATATGCTTCAGATACAGAATCTGTTTTGAAAATTCCCCAATTCATTTTTATTTTCCTTTATAAATTGTTATTTACTTAATATTGTTAGTAAGTTAGTGTTGCCTAATAAATATCCACATACTATTGCGGCTCCTACGATCATCCATCGCCATCTTTCTAATACATCAACGCGTTGTTTTACATTTTCCATTGTTTCTTTTAATGAAGCGTGTTGATCTTTATCAGATTTAGCTAACTCATCTATCTTTTGATCGAGTTTATCCATGATCTCTCTATTGCCTGAGGTAATTCTAGAGTGTAACTCTTTGATATCAGACTTAACTGCTGCAACATCTTCTTTTAAATCTGCCATTTGAGTTTCCAATCTGGTAATTCTTTCTATATTAATGTTCTCGACTGTTCCCATGTCTAAAACCTTTTACTTACTAGTTGTTTTCTTTAACGCCAATCTAGCTAGATGACGAACTTTAGACATTGGAGTATGTGTTGCACCTGATTTGTCTGTAACTGTATCAGAACCAGGTTTTATTTTACGCCATGGTGTTTCTTTTTTCCATGAACCTAAACGCTCATCTTCTTTTGCGTTAGTATCGATATCTTTATAGTAACCTTCAGATTGTGTTTCTTCTTTAGTTAACTTATTAACCGCTTTAGATATACCATCATCACGCTTCCAAGCTTTCTCTTTATACTTCATAGATAATCTATTCCAACTATCTTTTGAGCCTGGTTTTCTAGCTGTCTTACCTCTATTTTCAAAGTCGGTGGCAATTTGACCATGAATACGTGCATCTTTAGCAGCCTTAGGAATATATGAAGCTAATGTATCTTTAGAAATTTCATCGATCTGTACTTCTTCTTTAGTTAATCTCTTAACTGCATTTTTCATTCCATCTTGTCTACCTGACGAGAATTGAAATTTATCTTTAGATTTATCATAATTAGCTTGTGTAGTTTTTGCTACTTTATTTGCGTATCTAGCAACTAATCCTTTAGATAACTCATCAATTTGTACTTCTTCTTTGTTTAATTTTTCTTTATACTTTGAAGGACCTGTTTCTATAGGAACACCATTTCTAGTTGCACCACCGCCAGCTTGAACTTTGATTGGTTTAGTAGGAACCATTTTCTTTGTGAATGGATCATATACTTTACCTTCTTCTAAATCTGTATCTTCTTTTTGTACATCTAACTTAGCGCGGGCAAACATAGCATCATCGCCTGTTACCATATTCACTAAGTCGTTATAAACACTCAATAACATATTACGTTGTTTAATCGATAATTGTTTATCAGCTTTAAATGTTTGCATAGCATTTCTAAATATTGCTACATCATTTTTATCTAATAAACCTAAGCGAGCAAGCTGTAATAGACGTGAATCTTGTTTATCAGATGCTTCATTAACTTGTTCTGTTGACTCGTGTAGATCTGCTGAACATGAACGGTGTGGGCATTTGTTAACATGACTTACAAAGTGTTGTGCATCTTCTTTTGATTTAAACTTAAAGAATGCGCCTTTATCTGAATGACCATCCCATTTACCACCATGATGCATTGCACCAGTCTTAACATGTTCAATATCTTTTGGGTGTGGGACTTCATCATACTTAGAACCATCGGATACATGAACCAAATGTTCTTCAGCTTCTGTAATCTCAACAGACTCTTTCATAGCGTCATGTTTAACTGAAGTCTTTTGTGTGCCATATGAACCACCGTGGAAATGAACTGTATCATTATCACGTGTAGCTTTCCACTTATTACCAGTCTCATCTTTAAAACTATGAGATTCGCCGTGCTTTAATGCTGCGATTGGTTTGTGGTGTTCTGGATGAAGAGGGATTGAGAAGTCTTTACCATGATGTACAGTCTTCATTGTACCCCAAGAATAGCTAGCAGATTTGACTGTAGCTTCTTCGATCTGTTCGACTTCTTCTTTAGCTAAGCGTCTATCGTCTTTATCAACATCACCGTCTTTATCAAGATCATCGGCTTTATTATAACTATCATCACCAACTTTAATTAGACGACGTACTTTACGACCAGATGCAGAGATTTTGAAATCTCCTGTTGCTATCATTCGAGCTTCTAAAAAATCCTTAAGACTTTTCATATTAATCTCCGAATGCTATTGATGTTGCTAAGCAACCTGCGCCATTAGCTTCTACTGTATCAGTAGCTTTTTTACGAATATAAAGCGTCTGATTAGCGTGAGTCGTGGTAGATCCTATTGTATTTCCGCTAGCATCTTTAACTGTAAACTTTCTTTCTGTACCACCAACATGTATCTTTACCACGTGGGCTAGTGATACATTAGTTGCTGTATTAGCAGCTAGAGTTTCTTCTTGTGCAAGTACTTGAATTAATCTGTCTGACATTTTTATTTCCCATTAAATGTTGATAAGTCTTCTTTGAATGACTTAATTTTTGATTTGTTTTTCTTATTTACTGGTACACAGTTTGGAACTGTTTTACCACCTTTTTCTTTAGTGCCAACCATTGTGTAACCAGTCCAACAAGGATTACCCATCTTTTCGAGCATCTGATTGATAACTGCTTCTTCAACTTTGATAACATCACGCAACCATTTACGTTGTTTTGCGCCTTCATATGTTTCAATGATTACATAATTTGATCCGAGTCTTTGAATTTGACCAATCTCTTTAGTCTCTTTAACTTCAACTACATCACCTACTTTAAACAACTCTCCGTTTACATAAGCTTCGCGTTCTTTGGATAATGTAGGAAGTTGAATATGTTGTCTAAAGTTAAATGTTTCTTTTAAACCAAGTGCTGAACGAAGAGCATTATATAACTTATGTCCTTCTTTTAATGTCGAAGGTAAACTTTTAACAAACAATTCAAAGTTATTATTTTTAGCAGCTTCAATTATTTTTGGTTCAATATCATGTGTATTAACAGAGATAAACTCTATTGACTTAAAATTATATCGAGATCTATTATAATTGTTAACTTCTTCTTTCAATTCTTTAGGAATATTAGGCATTACTAAATCGACTTTAGTATAACCTTGTTCGTATAAAGAATCTAATGCATCATATAAATCTACTATCTTTGAGTCACTAATTATAGAACGTGCATGACGAGGGAATATCTTACGCATAAATTTGACTTTAGTGTTGTACTCTAATGGAGAGTGTTGGTCACATTCTTGCGATGTATAAATCCTATATGGTCCACCTTCAGCAGACTCATGTACTTTATTAATTAACTTTTCATTCTCAATGTTTGGCGGGTTGAAATGACCAAATGTCAATACAACTTTACCACTGGTTTCTTTAAGGTATTCCTTAAATTGTTTCATAATTAAAATCCTGCTTGGCTCTTACTATCAAATTTTGGTAAATTTCTATTTTTTGTTTTTCTCGCGATGTCTTCTTGTCTGACACGACGAATTAATTTTTGAGATATACGAGTGACAGCATTCTTCATGCGGCCTAATTTAATATCCACTTGTTTTCTTTGGGCTAGGGGGATTTCAGATCTGCTACGGCCTTGATAAAGGCGTCTTATTAAGAGGTTCTTTGCCCTCTGTCTAGATCTAAGTTTTAATCGTTCAGGACTAGCAAATCTACGTTGCTGTACTTTACGAGCCATGGCAACGCGTGCACCACGACGAATGAATTGTTGTCTTCGTTTGATTCGAGCAGACGTATCTAAAACTTCATTGAGTTCAGATACTTCTTCATCTGTCAGTTGTACAGACTCAAGTTGTAGGTCGAATTCCTGCGAATATTCTTTAAACTTTAACATATTTTCCCATTAACCACGTGTGATAATAATCGAATTGAACATCTTACGAAGCGGTCCCAGTTAACAGCTTCTATTTCAATTCCATCAAATTTAATAACTGGTTCACTCTTATTTATAATAGTTTAGGCTACAACACTAATCTATTTCATCATCATCTTGATCAAATTCTTGTTGACCTTCTGATGTCAATATAGTCATCCTATGTGATTCTGGGGAAAGACCAATTATCCTATCTGCTAAGTTTAAATACTCTTCTTCTCTCATGCTTACATATGTGACTTGAGTAGAATAGTACTTCCTAGTATCAGTCCTTTTTGTCGGACCTTTCTTAGGCTTAACTAATTCTTCATACTCTAATTCATACCAGCCAGTGCGCTGTTTCTTTTTGCGCTGGAGTTTTGTAGACATGATATTGCTTTCAGTTAATCGTTATGACCCATACCCTTGCGTACATCATTCATTAATTCGTGTGTATGTTCATCTGAGACATGTGCTGGTACACCTTTACGGAAAGACTTGAAGTCTTTATTCGCAGCATGACTTCGCATTTTTGTACCTGACATACCCGTATCGCCTTCAGCATCAGGATCTCTAGTACCTGCAGAATGCACAGTGATCTTTTTAAAATGGAATGGTACATGACCTTCTTTATTTGGTTTACCATTTAATTCTTTAAACTTCTTCTTATATTCTGGTACACGATCTGAGCCAGCAACTACATGTAGGTGTGTTACACCTTTCTTGTGTAGCTCAGCAGCATGTGAGAACAATGTGGGATTTTCTTTTGATGATGAACGGATGTTTGCACCAGGTGCATAACGTTTAAGATGTTTAACCTTCTGTTCACCAGATAATGGATTCTTTTTAGAATCTTCAGAATGTGATACAATCATGTGATGCTCACCTCCATGTTTCTTAGCAACTTCTTGCACCTTATTGATTACTTTAAGATGACCAGAGGTTGGAGGATTCATGCGACCGTAAGCAAGAGTTGCATGTTTGGCTTCAGCTTCTTCCTTAAGGAAGTTTGAAAAGGTTTGCATTATTTGTCCTTAGCAAATCTTGGATTGTTTAAGATAGCATTAGAAACTTTTACAGGAACAAGCTTCGAAACTGGTCTTAATTTTCCATTGTGTTTTTTCTGTAATACTATACCTTCTCCTGGAGATTTCTTACCATCGATAGATGTTTCCATATCAGGATGAGTTACACCTTTTAATACGTGTTCAGTAGCTTGACCCAAGTGGTGACGGATATCTAATGAACGTTGGAAATGTTCTTTATGTGCATCGACATGACTAGATAATGCATTAAACTTCGACATAGCCTTTTCTTTACCAACAGCGGTCTTTAATTTACCAGCTGCCTTTTCTCCTTCGCCAGCCAAATGCTTTTTATATCCAGCAATTGAAGGTGCTTCACCTCTTCGTGTAGTTCTATTCAAGTATATAGTAAAATTATTAGTATGTTCTGGTGTTAAGTGATGAGTTGAATGCTGGTCCATTAATTTTTTAGCAGCAGTCAAATGATGTTCTACGTGTGCTTGATCTTCAGCTGTGTATGGATGTTCTTTATGATTAAATGCATATGCTGGAACAAATACGTTACTACTTTTCTTCACAGCACCTTTAGATGGTGCATGAGCAACACCTTTAGTTACTTCAGTATGTATAGCCAATCCAATAGGAGCTTTTGTCTTTGCTTTATATGTGATTCTGTTTGGGGTTGTAGTAGTAGTATCTTTACTTTGTTTGGTAGTTTCATCTTTTGGTGTATGTAACAAATCACCCTGAATGTGGTGTCCTTTACTTACGATCTCATGACCGTGTTTCAATAGATGTTTTAATGCATGTGCATATTGTGGTTGATGCCCAAAATGCTGATCTACTTCTTCAGGAGTTCTTGCGATAACTCCTCTTGCAATTCTATGTTTATCTGATACACCTACTCCCTTAGCATCGTGTACTACGTGCACAGATGAACCACCATCGGTTTTCAATGAAGCAGACACTTCGCTCTTCTCGCCTTTACGAAGCTTATGAAACTGGTGTATTAGATTTATAGCTGCATTGCCATATCGTGAATCTTCATGAGGTAAATCTTTAGTATGTGTTAGATGACCAAGCATCTCATCATCTACTGATGTAGCCTCAAATAAGAAATCTTTAAAAGTAATCATTAACAATTCCATTTTCTTAAAGCTAAAGCTTTTCTAGTTGGTCTACCTTTTTCGTCTTTCATAGGACCATCAACACCGCTCATACGAGCACAAAATGATTTACGACGATTAGCAGCTTTACTTCCTGGTTTTAATTTAGATGGTTTAGTAGTCACGGCTGTTTGAAGTTTACTGCCAGGATTTTCTCTCTTATAAGCATCAACGCCTTTTTGTGTTAATCCGCCAGTAGATGACTTGTGTCCTTTAGCATCAATAGCATATTCTTTGATATCTTCTTTATCGTCTTGTCCAGGAGTATCTTTCTTATAACGCTTTGTAAGTTTGGTTGTTCCCCATTCTCCTGCGCCGTGTTCTTCTTGTAAGTATTCTTTGAAAGTTATCATATCTCTTTGGCATTCTTATTTGAAATTGCTGTTAATTTAGCTACGATAAAAAATCTACCGCCTCTAACTCCGAATTGTGTCTTAGCTTGTTCTGGTCTAATATAATAATATGGTTCGTAATCACCCGTTGGTTCTTTACCATGAAATACTGTATGACTGCTAGTGATGGTGTAAATTCCACCGGTACCCTTTTTAAAATCTAATACTCCTTGATACAACACATCAATGTTTTGTCTGGAGTCAGGACCTGAAGTTTTAAAATCTTTACCAAAAAGAGTTTTCATACGTGTACGTTTATCTTTAACTTTTCTATAATATGCAGTCTTCATAGGTAAAACACCAGGAGAACCATCAGTCGATAATATATTCTTCACATCTTTTACAAATACGTCTAGCTCTTCTGATGGAGACAACTCGATCATGCCTCCGTACTGTTGGAAATCTTTTGCACGTGTACCTTTTTTATGGGAGATCCATGCAACCTCTTTACCTTTAGGATCTAATATATGAAAGTCGCTCTTAGGTGTTCCGTCAGTTTTCTGAAAGTTAGAACACTGAACTACTTTACCATTTATGTCAACTTTAATAAACGGTTTGTTTTCTTTATTTAAGAGTGCTTGCAACTTAGCTTGGATATCTGTTAACGCTATTGACTCAGCTACTGTGCCAGATCCAGCACCTTTACCGCCGAATTCTGCAGTCTTTGCAAGATCTGATATCTTGTATTCTTTATTTGTTGTGCTCTTCAAACGAATTGCATTTAATAAATCATTGCTGCCTTGTTTTAAACCTTGAGCTATCGCTCCAAGAACAGCAGCATCTTTTTTAAACTTCACAACTTCGCCGGAAAATAAAACAAAATCTTGGCCTTCTTCAATCTTCTTGATTAATGTTGGTCCTCTGCCTTCTCGCCCAGGTTTTAATAGTTCACTGGGTGTAAGTTTCTTATATTGACTTTGTGCCACAACCTTGCTCCATGTTACTGTTGCTCTAAATGGCAACTGACATATACAAGATCTATTTATATAAAAAAGAGGGGGCATGAAGCCCCCTTTCAAAGTACTACATTATGACACTACTTAACTATTCTTTACATACATCTCATATAGGGGATCTTCGAGTTCTCTGGCTTCTATCTCCCACGGAGAATAATAGTGATCTCCTTTATATGCTTTATTGTCGATCCTACCGGTCATCATTTGCCATACATGTACTAGCTCATGTGCTAAACACTTGATAGCAAAGTCTAAACCTCGATCTCCCCTGATATCTACCATGATCTCTTTAGGTTTACCATTAGGATAGTCTTCTGTGCATAGACAATAACCATCGACGTAGTCCTTCAAACCTTTGCCTCGTACAGATACTTCAATATAAACCTTTCTGTCTTTTTTACCTAACAATTCATTTAGGAAAAGTGAAGCTGCGCTGTACAACTCTTCGCGCTTTGCAGCGGTAAGATATCTCGATTGCTTTATATAAACCACCACACTATCCACCTTTCTTATTCATCATAATCTGGACCATAAAAACGAGGATCTGCAAGTTGCATTAAGTCTTTTTCAACATCCTCTACCATATCCAACGGGATATTCATCATCGCTGCGATAGTCAAAGGTTTATAGCCTTGACGCAAGTGATCTTCAATATCCATGGCAAGTTCCTTCATGCGACTCATGCTTTTCCTTTCTTAAAGTTGTTGCTAATCAAATTGGCATTACGTGCACCGATCTTCCATATAGTTCCTGTGCGATTAGGAAATGTCCGCTGTGCTGCCTTAATTTTACGTGGTTCACATACTGTAAACTTCACGCCATCTACGATGGTTACGGTGTCATTGTATCTCATTATCTTACGTCCGCAATATAAACATCAAAACGAGTGGCATGTTTCTGTGGCAAGTATGCGTCATAAGCACTGTTATGACGACCACCATATCGCATATTTGCATGTACACGACGTGGTCCACGTCCCATCAAACGAACACGTTTGACTGCAGGTTTTTTAGGTAATGGTTCTCCACGATATTCAGCAGCGCGACATGCGTATTTGTAAGACTGAGCATTGCTTAAGTTGATAGCTTTGACTGTCTTCTTAACGATGTCAATTTGTTGCATGTCAGCAACAGACTGAGGATCAGCGGTAAAAACATAAGAATCTGCACGTTTAGTCTTTGACATATTAAGCTGCCTTTCTTTCTTCAGAATTATCCATCATATCGAACATAATCTTTTTTGCTATATTCATGTATTGACGTGCTTGATTTGCACGCTGTGGAGAAACCCAACCATCGTTGTTGAATTCTGCATCAATGACGTGTTGAGCGTCACTGATAAGACCAGCTGCAAACATCATCTCAGTACCGGGGAAAGCTTGTTGCTTTACCATCTGATCTACTTCTGCTGCTGTCATACCGTATGCTTGTTTTTCCCAAGCTAATTTTTCTGTGTGTGTCATAATGTTTTCCTTTTTTCAATTTATGTAACCATTATACCCTGAAACCCGCAGTTTGTACATAGGCCCCCCTAAAAATTTATTCGCTAATGAAATCATAGACTTGCACGGGCGGCGTTGGATCTGGAAGCTTTTCATACCGTAAAAAAAGTTAAAAAAAAAGACCCTCCAAGGGGCCCCTTTGTAAGTCATTGATTTTGTTAACCTTTTTACTACTCACCCGCAGCGCCTGGTTGCGTTAGTCTTTGGAGACTAATGTATCCATCAAGGGGAAGATCTTTGAGATGACCTGAGCGCATCCTCGAGCTACTTCCATATGCTCCAATTGAGTACCATGTCCACTACGTAGTTCAATGAAGTGTACCCATGAACGTAATGTGCCGTTCATATACAATCTGCTGACAGTCAAACCTTCTGGTAACACTGCACGTGCTTGTTCTTTAGCGATACCATTGTTGATTGCCCAATCGTATGCGTGTTCAGCAGCAGATATAACTTCTTGTTGCTTCCACTTCCATTGTTCCATCAAGTTCTGTTCAGTGAGTGTAAGTCCACTTAACTTTATACTGTTTTGTCGATTAGTGGGATCCTGCTTTCGTGCTTCTCTAAGTACAAACGACAAGTCTTTAGTAGGATCAGCATATCGTTGACTGAATTCTTGGAAGCTAAAACTTCTGTGTCGCAACATTTGTCTTGCGATATCTCTTGTTGTGGTGATTTCCATGCATGCTGAGACCATTTCGAGTGGTGACCAGTGCTGGTGTTTGATGAGGTATGAGATGAGTTTTGCTGATGATTCGGTGTTAAGTTGGTTGGTTGGATTGGAGACACGGGCACAATACGCAATGAGTTCCTGCGCATCTTCGATACCCATAGATCTATATGATTCGGTTGGTTGTGAATAGGAAACAAGTTTAATCTCCATGATGGTGAAATTTCTCCGGGTCATCATATTTTTTAATCTCTAGTACTTCTCCGGTTGGTATTTTATTAATACAATAATCCGTAGCTTCGTGGAAAGTTTTAAACCATTTGAATTGTACTGTCGAACCGTTTATATAATAAGTTACTTTATACATTAATGCACCTGTACAGGTTCTTGCTTGTCATTTAATACTGTGAAGTCCATATTAGTAACAGTCAACAATAAATTTACATAATCATCTACAGATTTTGCTGCAACGTTTAAGTGAGATAATCTTGCTATCACAATCGATGATAATACCAAAGGAGATATTTTATATTCCATGCACAATCTATGCATAAGATCATCTAGTTCATAACTAAGTTTTGCTAAGTCTTCGTCTTTAATCATATTTAAATGCTCCAAAATCTTTTTTACCTTCTCTATCGCCAAAAGTATTTAATGGTTTATCATCTTCTTTTACGTGTGCTGCATCGCTAATTAGTGTCTGAGCACTTGCTTCTACATCATAAAGCTTCATTCTAGAACGATCTACACCGATGATGAATCTTTTGTGGAACGTTGGATCGTTGTACCTGTTTTTGAGTTGTTTAACCATAAGTTGGCCAAGTTTCTCAAGCTCTTCCGTCGAGATGACCGCAAACATAAGATCAGCTGTAGCCGGTAAACCAAAAGATTCACTTGTGTCCTCAAGACCAACATCCGTATTCGAGAAACCCGATCTGGTTGTTTGTGTTGCTGATACGACTGGACAGTTGTTTTCGACAGCAAAGCCGCGCATTTCCTCTGCGATCGATTTAATGTATGAGTAAGTATTAACTGATCCACCCAGTCCACGAATCCTCGAGCTGGCGCAAATATTAAGATAGTCAATAAAGATGATATCGGGTTTAAAATTCTTTTTAAGTTTAAGTTCATTCATTAATGCTCTAAAGTGCCCGACATGAGCTGCACCAGTTGGATATTCTTTAATGATTAGTTTACCAATATTCTTTTGGCCAATCTTTTGGATCTTTTGATCATATACTTGCTTTGGCAATTGTTCTAACTGGTCGATCGGGATATTCATAAGGTTCGCATCAATACGTTCAGCTATGCGTTCCTCTGCCATTTCCATCGTTATGTATAATACATTTTTACCTTGTACTAACGATGAACCAGCCATATGACACATGAATAAAGATTTACCAACACCTGTACCAGCTAAGATGATGTTCAACGTTTTATTTGGAAGACCGCCTTTAGTGATCTTATTGAAGTAATCAAGGTCGAATGGAATCCTCGACTCAGCCCTATGATAAAAATCATAACGCGCATCAGAAGCGTCAATATAGTCATGACCAACGTTGGTATCAAAGCTAACAGATAGTGCTTTAGATAGGATGTCGGGGATTGCATTATTAGAAAGATCCTTGTGTTTACCATCTATGATTTGAATTGATTCCATAATTGCAAGATAGATGGAACGTTCTTGACAAAACTTCTCCGTCTCATCCAACGCCCATTCAATATCAACGGGTTCTGCTTTATACGCTTTATCGACGATATCCATCACGTCGTTAGTGACATTTGGAATACGTTGTAACTCAATCTTTAATGCTGCTTCGGTTGGAACTTTATTGTATTTGTCAATAAAGTGGTTTATTACTGCGAAGAGAAGTTTTTCTCCTCTTTCAAAGTATTCATCCTTTAGAAACGGCAGTGCACGTCTGGTAAATTCTTCATTCGTGCACAGTTGGTTCAGTATCAGTTGGCTTATCATTTTTCCCTAGCTTATATTTTCCAGTGTCCATTGCATCTTCAATGATATGTGTTAAGATATCACCTAAAAGATTCATGAAGGCTACGTCTTCTTGTAGCTCTTCTTGCGTCATCAATAGATCATCTGGAATTTTAGATATATTAAATTGAAATTTTAGTTTTGCGTTGTCTGTTTCTTCTTGAACTTCTATACGACCATACTTGTAAATGATATCTTTATAGTCGCCTTCTTTAATCTTAACATACCAATCTTCATCACCTTTATGTTCAACGAAGTTATAGCTATCTTTAGATATCTTCATCGCGTAGCTCTTCTACATGTTGTGGTTCTTGCGGCTGATACATCTTACCGCTTCCGATTTGATATGTGTCAACAATATATTTTGCGAAATCGGGATCTTTTAATAGTGGTGACCAGAATTCTTCACACAACGTGTCTTTCTCCCGTACCTTTCCATCCAAGAACTCACCTGTGTTTCTGTCCACTTTTTGATACCACCCGTTAGAAGGTTTACCGACGAAACCACCAGCCATAGCAACATCAAGCAACCCAGAATAACGCTGAATTCCACCTTCATAACTAACAGATAAAGGTATCTTAGACTTTTCTTTAACATAACGACTCTTCTCCACATTAATAATAAAGTGGTATCCTTTAATCTCTGTGCCTTCTTTATCTTGTTGACGACCTAAGATCCAAATCGTATCAGCTGAGTAGTAGATACCTGTACCACCAGAAACTACTGCTTTAGGGAACATCCCAATTTCCATATATGTATGATTGACGGCAAGTAATGGCACATCTTTCATTGTTAGATATGGAGTAATCATACGGAATAAACCTTTAAGTGCCTTAGCACGTGACATATCTGCCACAGATTTTTCATTCAATGCATCTTCCAATTCTTTCTTAGATGCAAGATTACCCACAGAGTCGATAACTACAATGACCTTTTCACCGCGTTCAAGATTATTAAGTTGTGATACTAAGTCAAACTTAAGTTGTTCTACATCGGTGACAGGAGTATGAAGCACACGAGATTTATCAATAGCAAAAGAATCGAAATACCCCTGAGGAGTGCCGAATTCAGAATCATAGAATAATAATACTGCATCTTTATATTTGTCCATATATGCTTTAGCCATAAGCAAACTAAAGGCGGTTTTGAAATGCTTAGATGGACCAGCAAGTACTGTCAATCCAGGTGTCAAACCTCCATCGAGTTTACCACTTAGTGCTACGTTCACCATAGGAACTGGTGTCGTAATCATATCTTTATCACCGAAGAATTTTGAGTCTTCGAGTGGCGAAGTAAATTCAATCTTTGAATTCTTCTGTAATTTGTCCATTAAGCCCATTGCATATTACTCCTATTTGTAATCATTGTATATTATACCATATTTGCACTTATTTGTACACTGTTTTTAAATGCTCTATTACGTTTTAAATCTTCCATATCATGCCATTCTCTGTAACTATTGATGTTAGATATATCTACTTTCGATAAGTTTCTATTGATATGTTCATCAGCACCAACGTTGATGAAGATAGATCCTGCTTTTCCATGCTCAACGAAAGAATCCCAAGCTTTCGCATCATATGCTGCTGTAGATGGAAATGGCATGGGATTTTTTGTAATGCATGCTTTAAGGAAAGGTATAGTTGCTGTTATAACCTTTGCATCACCAATTTCACCTTTATGTATATTACGTGCCACTGCAATACCATGTGCTTCTGCTGTCGGCCATCCAATTTGTAATGCTCGCGTCATCGTACCTGTTGATACTGCACACCAAATTTGTGTAGGTTCTTTCCCTAATTGTTTGGTTATTTTATTAGCCATATTAACAAGACCTGCTGTAACCATTGGCATATCTTTTAAACCTAATGGCAAATATTGTGCATTGTTTTCTTTTGCCCATTTCTTAGCATATTGATTTAAAACTGGCATTGCAGCAATACGTACAAATCTCATATCAACATGAGGATAGGCAAACAATGCACCTTGATGATCTGATACTTCTTTAGATGATGGACAAAAGAATACTACTTTTTTATTATACATCTCTGCTAACATTGAGATAGCATCCATAGCATGACCTTGTCGAGGTGCGCAATATGTCAATATGTTATACTTCGATTGTGCTATCACTCTTTCTCCACCAAAAGCTTTCAATCCTCCTGGTGCAAGATCAGCTCTCAGTATAAACTTATCTCCATATGATTCTACTATTGGATCCGATATTCTAGATGTAAATGTTCCCCACAATTCTTCATAATATTTCTTCGCATCGCTGCGATCCATTCCCATAGGAATATCTTTGTTACCTGTATCTTCTGTTATGCTAAACAAGTTTGTCCCCAATCTTTTCTTCTATAATATTGTGGAGAGATATGGACGCTTGAACTATTTTCCATATAAGTCTTTGCATACTTCTCACCGTCCATCTTGTACCACTCTTCAGGTGGCATAATAACATTCACCTTTCTTTTATTTAGTCCTTCGATAATTCGGTATGTAAGGCCTAAACGAGCATGTCTTGATCCAAAGAATGGAGTGCCTTTATAGTAACCAGTCTTTGGTAATCTACGATCTTCGTATTCAACTGGAACTGGAGTTGTGAATGAGATATTACATCTATGTTCTTTTTGTATGGTGACAGCTTGTCTAACATACTCATCTAACATATCATCTAAGTTAAAGTTCTCATGACGAAGGATATGATGACGAACATCAATCGATCCATAACAAAATGTTACATTACCAAATGGTTTCAATCCTCTAAACTCTGTGATTAATCCGCGTTTAAGAGTGCCGTATAGTGTCTTACCATTTTCTCTTAGTACAATATCAGTAGAACGCGAGAATGCTGGAGTATGAGAATCACCAACAGAAATACCGTCGAACTTAGATGATACTTGTAATAAGTCTTGTTGTTTGACAGATTGTACTTTTGATAGGCGCAAAGACAAAGCATCACACCATTGTTCAGTGATACCTGTATATGTAGTCGGTGCACCAATTCGTTTCTTAAGTTGGTCTCCCCAATCTGGCATGTCGAAGTCTAATGATACTACATTAGGATGTGCTGCAACTCTATTGATTCTATCATAGATCTCTTTAGTTGCGCCACCAAATAAGTTAAGTGTACCACCAAAGTTTACACCGTGTTCAATATAAACGATTGAAGCATTAGCAATATTTGGAGAACACTTATGATCGATAGCAGCATCTAATTGATCTGCCCATACTTGTGACCAACCAAGGACGTGAGAGTTCTTTAGTTGAGGTACATTACTAATCGGGTTTGTTAAGACGTTCATTTTTTCAGGCTAAATTCTTTTGGAAAAATCCATGTATATGGTATACGTTTTGTTGGTGATTTTACTCCGTGACTAATAGCTATGTGTTTATAGAAGAAACAAGTTTTATCCTCTACATTCAACATCTTCTGTACAGTCATTGGATTACGAGTATCATTAGCTAATAAATTCATCTGCTCTAGCCATATTATACCATACTTATTTGTGGCTGTAAACTCTCCATTAGGACCAATCTCATACTTAACTTTACCGTTTAGATTCGTACCACCAAATATTTGTTGCATGCCATCAAAATGACCTGTACCACCAAACAACACAGATTCTGGATCTACTAAATGTGGATAAGCGAATGCCATATAACGCGCTGTATTTTTACATGGATATAATGGACTTCTAAAACCCTGATGTTCTTTGAAATATGCTTCTAATCGTTTAGCAAATTCCATCATCGTAAATGGTCGACCCATCTTTGCGGGTTCATCTAAGATAGTATGAATATCTTCGGCTGCTTTCATTGGTCCATCAATCAACCAATCTTTTACGTTAGTGCCTTTAGGATAGTAGATTTGGAATAGATCATTGCGCGCATGTCGTTGCGTCTTAAATCTTTCACGTGTTACAGGGATTCCATCATTCATCAATGACATGAGTGTACCCCAATGTTCATTACTAAATGAGAATACAAGTGTATAGAATAGACGTAACTTATTATCAGTGATTGGTTTCATGACATCTACAAATGGATGTTCATGCCAATGGAGACGATGAGAGAAGATCTGATAATCTTCCTTCAACAATTTATCTTCACGTTTATCGAAAGCTTTACACCACTCAAAGAACTTATCGAACCTTTGTTCTTGTGTCCAATCCTTCATCCAACTTTCTGTTGGTTTACCATTCTTTAATACTACATCACACGTGCCTTCGTATGTAATATTATTATATGACTCATCTATGAATTGTGCTAAATCGTTTTGCATAGTTCTTTATATTGTTCTACTGTCAAACCTGCTTGTTTAATAACTGCGTCATCTGAAGGATGTGCTTTCATACCATTAAATGATTTTACCAATCCTAGTTTCAACATATTTTGTTGTCTACCAAATGGATGGTCTTTAATCTTACATGATGACCAGACATTATCGAAATCTAAGTGATCGTAATCTGCACCAGGTCTAACATAGTTTTCTACCCATCGGATAAAGTCACAACATACATCTTCAGCATTATATGGATATGACTTAACATCTTCATAAATCTTCTCCATAACTTTATCTAAGAATTGAATTGGTTTCATCTTGCTTGTTGGTTTAGCCAAGTAAGAGATACACTCAACTGCATTTGTTCCATAATAAAACGGCGATTCTTTATTGACGTATTGCGGATACCAATCGGCAATATCTGCTACGACTGCTGCATATTGGAAATGATATTGACGAAGACCATTATCTACGTTCCATTTCAACATGTAATCTCCGATCTCTCGAAGATCTCGTTTACCTCCACTCTCTAAGAACTCTGCAAGATCACGCGCTAAGCGTGGTGCAAATTCTGTTAGGTAATAATCACCATTTCGTTTATAGTTGGATCCAGCTGGTGGTTTTGGAAATGCTGGAAATTGGTAACCTACTGATGTATAGAATGGTTTAGGATGTTTATTAACGATCGTAGTCATCTCTTCAATCGTCTTTGCTTTATGCAAGTTGAAGAGTAATGTGTTATGATAACCAGATGGTTTAGTAGAATAGTTGATAGCTGAACCACAAACACGATGAAGGATAAAGATGTACAACCATTCTGGTAATTTAAAATCAGAATGTTTACCAGTCCAATCTTTTGCAACTACTTCTCGTTGTCTGGTAATTTTACCAGCTTCCATCTTTTTCCAATAAGGATGTTCTTCTGTCCAACCATAGAAACAATCGTTGACGATCTGTGAGAATCCAGCATACTTACGTTCTACTACATCATATAGTTCTACGTGATGAAATAGTTCATCATTCATATCTGAATCTATGTGCGCAAGCATACCATAAGGAGGCTCGTCAGATACGTTACACTTTTTTTGTTGATCTAAAGCTAGATTGAAATAACGAATATATTCGTCATAGTATTTAGTGGTTTCTATGCTCATTCAAATATTTCTTTAAATTTTTTAAAAGTTGCTTTTCATAGGTAGGATCATTAAGATTCCTATTCCTTGGAGATGGATGATCGATCTTATAATGATCTATCTTATATTTAGTGCACACCTTAGAGACAAATCCACCGAGTGCAATTACAACTTTCTTATTATACACAGCATCGTGTAATGCAAAGATGTCCACGTCTTTCATATCATAACTGTTTATCTTATTAGGTATAACGTTATGAAAATCCCATTCTGTAAGTCCAACAGTATCGCACCAACGTTTTAATCTAGCGAAAGTTCCATTAGAAAATGGTTCTGTCTTTGTGGATGGACACTGACCAAGTATAATGATCTCATCTGAAGACGTAACATCAACAAAATCTTTTACAGATTTCATATTACTTTTACAAGGATGCGAGCTTCAGCAAACATGTCTGCAGATATTTTCCAACTTTCAACCCAGTGTGGTTGAAGATTCAAACATTCTTGAGAGATGATAACTTCTTCTATTCCAACTTGAATGATACCTTTTGCGCACTCACTGCAAATTGGTAAACCATACACATATAATCTAGCACCATTCAATGATACTCCATTGTATGTTGCATTATAGATTACGTTCATCTCTGCATGAACTACGAACTTATATTTAGTTGGTCTATCGTTTAGGCGATCAGGAGTATCTAAGATACCTCGAGGGAATCCATTATATCCTTGAGCCAAGATTTGACCCATATGTCCAACTGCTACAGCACCAACTTTAGTGTTAGGATCTTTCGACCACTGTGCAACGTGCTTAGCTAAATGGAGGTATCGTAAATCCCATTTATGTGTTTGATCCATATTCTCCGTCCTCATCTTCTACTAGTTTAAAATGCCGCTCATAGACATGAAGAGAGCTGACATTCCAGAAAAGATCACCAAGATCATATACAGTAGAACGCTTGCCATTGATTGCCTCAAGGACTTGTTGTTGAACATATTTTTGCCAAGCATAATCATTTTTATAACCGAAGACAGCATCGTTTGACCTCATATAGACTGACGCGTGGAGTTTACCTTTACGAATGAAATATTGTACAGTGTTAGTACACATGAAATCAGACATGCCATTCTTATTATAATCTTCATGCATACTTGGTCTAGTATAGATCATTGTTGCACGACGAGATAGCGGAGACTTGATTAGTTCCTCTACGACTTTAGCAAATTGGTAACCATTTTCTTCTGAGTAGATGCACCAACCATAGTTAGAATTAATCATGCCATTTTTATCAGCAACCATTTTCCATATTTCTGGAGTACCACCAGGAATATCATTAACGTTGCGTGACATTGATCGATACCATTTGAGTTCACGTTCAATGTAATCTTGATTTGGTGTGCCGAAGATTGCAGCTTCATCAGCTATGAAAGAAGCATTTACTATCTCGATGGTCTTAACACCAGATTTATCAGTTACAAAATTTTGATCGTGTAACTCATTAATAAGTTGATGACGGATATCATAAACTGTTGGAATAACATACATTACTTAGTACCTCTAAACTTTGTTGGGATAAGTGCTTGATTTTGCGGATTTGGTTTGTTGAAGATATCACGATCAGGTTTTTGACCAGGTACTTCACCGCGCATATAAGCAACTACGAATGATGCATAGTTAATCATATCAAGTGCTGAGTCTTCGACTGATTCGTAGTTGACATTACCACCAGCTTCCATAGTTTCAAGGACTGAAACCATGCGAAGGTATTTTGCATGAATGATATCAAGGATAGAGACTACGCCTCGTGGATAATAGTCAGCTTGTTCAACACGACTAGCTGCATTATTATAATCTTGACCTTTTTTCTCTTGGATTTCTGCAGCTTCTAGCAGGATATTTGCTGATGGTCTTGAGTATGATTTTTGCATGTTATTTCCTTAACGTTGATAGGTATATTATACCATATTAATTTCTCGCTGTACATTAGATTTCAGCGGTCCTATAAGCATATTCTAAAGCCCTTTCAGCTTCAGTCTGCAATGGTCGTTTCTGATAACGACGAGACGTATCTCTATCAAGCTGCCGAATTAATTCAGCAATCTGATTAGATGTGATTGGATACTTGCGTTTGATTGCATTACATGCTATAGATGTCATGATCTTATAGATCATTGCATAACGACCTGATCCATCTACATTAGATATAGAGCTATATTCATTCACAAGTTTTTTATTGACAAAGGGACAATCTCTATATGATGTCCATTCGAAATCATAGTTTGCTTCGTTCTTTAATAGTTCTTCTCGATGAGAGATAACTTTTTTCTGTACATCTGGTGGTAATCTATCCATGAATGTTGCAACTCCTGATTGCTGTACAACATATGGATGTTTATTCATCAAAACAGTTGGATCAATAACATTACCACTATCATTAGTAAAGATAAAGTTATTAGCCCCTGGATAAACAGCAGGGACATAATACATCCTTGATAAGTCTTTAGTCTGTTCATCTCCGAGGTTGTTGAACTCTCTGTTGAGAGCGAACCAGAAGTGTTTGATCGATTCTTTCCGCACACTAGATTTAAGTGGGAATACAAGGCGGAACTTCGGATGATCGATAGTACTACTAGAGGTAGAGTAACACACGTAATAATAATTACCGTAAAGAGCATGTAGTTCATTTTGTAAGTCGCCTTGGAATTTATGGTCATCGATATCTAGTGCTGCCCATCCTGCCCACTCGATGACGTTATCGTTGGCACGAGTCTTACCTTCGGGGAATATTGCTGGAGAAATTAATGGAGAAGCTTTAAGACCTTTCGGCGCTTTGCGTTCTCCGCGTTTTAATTTATAACCAGGAGTTTCAGCCATCTTATATAGCATGGCTTCGAATTCTTCCCAATTTTCATGATGTATTTGGCGATGCGTCTTATTATCAAAGATAGACGCAAACGCTGTCAAAGAATAATTCATAATTAATCATAGATCTTTTCAAGTAGTCCGACATTGTCAACGTGAGTTGGCGCCGTCCAACCTTGTGGCTTGATAAGATCTGGTAATCCCAATGGATTTGGTCGAGATTCTTTGATACCAACTTCTTTGTTCATGTTGGCTTTATGTACACGATCCCATGCAGTATATGCATCCACACCAAATGCATCGAGTGTACCGATTGCAACCACACAAAGATCGATCAAAGCATCAACTGCGTCATCTGCATTATTGGATTTTTTTAATTCATCCAACTCTTCTTGCAAAAAGTTTGCTCTAAATGTTAGATATGTGTCTAACTTATTTGCATCAAACTTACCGACGACTTCTCGCACACCATATTTGCTGTGCATCTCATGTATATCTTGTACCCAATCTCTACTCATATTTTACTCCTTAAAATAATATTATACCACATAATTTTCTCGCTGTACATGTTAAGCAAAGAAATCCTCGAGTGATGCTGTTTGTTCTGCTTTCCAGCCGATTGCATCAAGGATTAATTTTGCTGGTTCTAAGAATGCTTTCTCGAACTGTTTGTCGTTATCGATATACTTATCAAGTTTAAATTCTGGTGGCAATATGTCAACAAAACCGATAACGTCTTCTTTCATAGGATTATGAGGATACAAATAAATGTACTTAATCTTGTCACCGCCTTTAATAGGTGTGTAAGTCTTCAATCCTTGTTTTTGTAGCATGTGATTATACAAGATGGCTGCACGTGAATTTATCGGCGTACCTTTCTTGTATATCGTATCGCGCGATTGGTATTCTTTAACCGACGAGACGCCTCGTGGGAAAGCTTTCTCATGCGCAGGGAGTTGGTCAAATTTTTCTCGATAATTTTGAATAAACGTCTGAGTCTCAGCTTCCGTACCATTGATGAGCACTTTAAACAACTCTTCAAAAGCCGTGCGACACGTGCCCGGTGTAGACGACTTGATCGCCTCAATGCCCATGATCTTGAGTTTCGGTTTAGCATATCGTACTCCTTCGTTATCTAGTACGTTTAAGATGTATCGTTTCTTAGCAGTCCATATAGCACGATCTGCGATAGCTTCTCGTTTCATGCTAAGACGTTTTTTATAGGCATTCATCTTATCTGCAAGTTCATCGAATGATTTACTTAATACAGACTCTAATGATTCAGTACACAACTTATCGAGGAAGTCAGTTATCTTTGCTTTATCAGTTATGTTAGTTACCTTAACAACCTCACTAAGATTAACATACACAGAATCAGTATCAATAGCGATGACATAGTCTTTTTCCCTTTGATTTTTTAGGGCTTTGTTGAGATATTCGTTTACTGCTTTCTCAGCCCATCGAATGATCATTTGACCAGATAATGTGATACCTTCTGCAATTTCCATAGTAAAGTAACGGAAGTACTTATTACCAAGTGCACCGTAAAGAGAGTTCAGTAGAATCTTAATAGATGTTTGCTGATTTTCGTATCGAGCAATGTCTCGTTCGATCCTATAGATTTCTTGTTTGTTGGACTTATCAGATGCTTCCAATTCTTTCTTAGCATCAAGCATAAGCTTCTTAATCTTAACACGTTCATCATACATGTCTTCGATGATCTTGGGCATGAAACCTTGCTTTTGATTAGAGAACATCTGACCGCTGCCTGCGATACCGTATTCTGTCTTCTCAGGTTGATATCCTTCGAGGATAGAATCGGGCGATACGCGATGGTCGTGTCGACCTTTTACGATAGTTTCAGGTGACATATTCCACTGAACAATGATGTTTGGATATAGTGAGTTAACATCGAACGATGCAACCCAATCATGAACACCACAATGTGGATCTTTAACATAACCACCGTCGTAAGCTTCTTTAATAGATTCTTTGTTTGGTGGTACTACGATATTTTGTGGTAACAAATAACGATAGATTAGACTATCCCAAATAGCAGTTGTACCGAAGGTATCATTATAGTTGACACCAGCTCTGTAAGCCATCGTAAAACATAATACGATCAAACCTACTTTATCTTCCATACGATCAACAAGATCTACATCTCGAATATTATAGTCGATGAATTTTTGGTGGTCAGTCATGTACAACGAATGTAGTGTACCATCATATTCTAGTTTACGTTCACCGAGTACCACATTAGCGATATGATCTAGGCGATATGTTTCTTGTGGACCAAAAGTATAACCAAACTTTTTGAATAGATCCATCCAATCTAGTTGTGCTACGCCGATGATGTCATACATCTGCACTTGCTTTTTCTGCATAGTGACTTGTTTTTCTTCGACTCTACCCCATGGAGATAGCTTCTTAATTGTATCTTCATGCACGATACGAGCTGCACGATTGATAATGTATGGGATATCGAAGTTTCGAATATTCCAACCAGTCACAACATCTGGCATGTGAGAAGGTGTACCCCAATGGGCGATAAACTTAATTAGCAGTTCATGTTCATCACGACACTTCTCGTACTTAACACGATTATCTTTCATGATGGATTTAGACACATCGTAATCACCGAGACCGAACACATAGAAAGTGTTGTCTATATTATTCTTAATAGTGATTGCTGTGATAGGATAATTAGCTTGTTCAGGTTCAGGAAAACCTTCGTCAGAAGCAACCTCGATATCGATAGTGGTGATATTAATTAATGAAGAATCAAACTTGATTTCATTTGGGAACTTCTCTGCAACGAACTGCGCAATGTAATTAGTATTGCCATAGATCTCGAAGTTCGACACATCTCTATATCGTTCGAGGAATTCTTTGGCTTCACGCATAGTTTCGAGACGGACAGGTTCAACTGACTTTCCGTCGAGAGCTTTCCATGCAGTAGATTTTTCTACTGGTACGTACAGCGTAGGGGAGAAGGGGATTTTTGTTTGTATTCGTCTACCGTCTTTATAACCGCGGTAAAGAAGTTGATTGCCGTAGCGAGAAATGTTTGTGTAGAATTCCATATAGCCTATTATACCACAACGAGAAAAAAAAGTACATGCTTTTTTGAATCTTATTTTGGTATTACATTGGCTATTTGAATGCCACTCCCAAACATTTTATTGTAATTGTTTCGCATATCCACTGAAGGTTCTGCGGTAATTACTATTTTGTCTTTATTGATATTAACTTGAGAACCATCTAAGTACGGCATAAATGGTATTAGTCCGATTCCGAATGAACCACCGTTTTGTTGTGGTACCATGTGGATTGTTGCAGGATTTTTAACAGTAAATGTATCTGCGGTTTCTGTAACTTCACCAATAATTTCTTGTGCAGTTACTAATTGAAGTACTCTAATCATAAATCACCTTTTTCAATAACGTATTCAACGATTAAGTTTGCCTTATGTACATCATCAACATGTTGTAGAACAAACTTAGCATTATAAAAATTTATCATAATCAATAAAACATATCCTTTCATTTGACTGGCTTTTATATACCAATCTCCTAATCGAACTGTTTCCATTGAAACTAAATGGTTTGTTTTTTCTTTCATAGTATTATCTATAAAAGAGATGGGAGGCACTGAGGCCTCCCGCTTTTTACGACTGAGGTTTTTTAGGTGGTATGCCGTTAACCCAATCCCAATCGTCGTCTGTCATTGGGACCCAGTTATTCATTTGCATGCCTCATATTGTTTCATCAAAGCGATTGCTTCTTTTTGCTTTCCATTTCTGGAAAGTTCAGCTGCAGCACGCGCATAACCAAAACCTTTTAAGATGATCCAAATGTGTCTAAAAAAGTTTTTCATTTTATTCACTCTCATTCAAGAGTTCTTTTTTAGATTTCTTTTCACCTTTAACTTCAATCTTACGAATTGGTTGTACGTCAACCATCTTGTCTAAAGCAATCTTTAACATACCATTAATGATCTCAGCAGATTGAACTTCGATCTTGTCAGCTAATGCAAATGTACGGGTGAATGCACGGTTTGCAATACCTTTAAACAAGAATTCTTGGTTATCAGCGTCGTCTGTAGTTTTACCAGATACAACAAGCTTGTTGCCTTCTAGTGTAATATCTACATCAGATTGAGAAAATCCAGCAACTGCAATTTCAATAGTATACTTGTTATCAGATACTTTTTTGATATTGAATGGAGGATAGTTTGGTACGTTTTTTGCTAGCTCTTGACCGAGCTTAGCCATTTCGTCAAATTGCTTGTCGAAACCCACAAAAAATTTGTCAAAATCTTTTGAGGAAACGTTTAAGACATCGAAAGGTTTTTCGAATAATTGTTTTACTAATGCGTTCATAATAGCTCCTATTAAGCGAGTTAAGTTTATTAAAATCTCACCCCAAAATGGGCGTGAGGGTGACAGTTATTTACATGGTTACTGCCGCCATGTTCCCATCCCGAGGGGATCAGAATTCTTTTCGTGTGTTACCTATATTATATTTAGGACACAACTCCCATTCATCGCGCTCTTTAAATGACAATACTTTGATCTGTCTTAGAGGAGCCCGATCCTTGGACTGTTCTACATTATTTATAGTCACAAGACCCCAATCAGATAATAACACCGCGATTGTATTTCGTCTTTGAATATCGTTTTCTGTAATGGTTGACGGCTTGCCATCCAATACAAATAATTCTTTAAAATGAACGATGAAATATCTACCTTGCTTATGTAGTATATGGCAAGATTGATATAATTTTTTATCCTTACGTGACGCTACTCCAATTCTAGTTAGAGTCTCGCGTACTTTTAGGAAATCGTCCGGCTCGTTTAGTGTGATTTCCAGCATAGAAGCTGGTGTCCACTCGACGCTCTTTTCGTTATTTTCCACCTTTGAAAATCCTTTGTCTCAATTGTCCCATTTGATCATCGCTAAGCAGAGGCAGAACTTGACGAGCCTTCTCATTGCTATAGCCATAATACTCTTTAACCACTTCCAAATCATCAGAAGAAATAGGTTTAATCCATTTGGCAAACCGTTTTTTCTTCCTGATTGTATTTATAAGAAACTCGTTTTGAAGCTTCTTATCTAGGAAATGACGCTGGTTCATTTCATTGGCCAGCAGGACAGTGTCATAGTGATAGGACAAAGATCTATTCACCATGAAAGGATTATAATTTTTCTCACTTAGCTCATCTACGATAAGATTTTCTTTAGTATCGCATATGGCATTTACATATTCAAAAGGATTCATATATTACCAATGATGTAATACACCTGCAATAATGAACAGGTTAGTTATAATATAGCTGCAGAGGATGAGTGTTCTAATAATAGCAATTTTATCAGCTTCGGAATTATTAGAACTTCCTTTACTACCGATTGCTTTTGCCCATAATCGCCACATTTTCTACAACTCCTTTGCACCACTCAATTGCTGATTGTCTAGCTTCTTGTAAATCTATAAAAACGCCAGTAGCTGGAGCTTTATCTGTGTTATCATCTATATATTCTACAAACCAAAATTCTTCTTTAGGATATATTTTAGCTAGCATTATTTCCACTCCGCTGAAGCCATAACTTCAGTCATACATGCAACAACATTAAGTTCGTGGTCCGCTACAAACGCATTCTTATATTGATAATCAGCAAGTATAAGAATTACTTGTGGAATTGATTGAGGTTGGAGGTGATCGCTAAGAACATCATAAACTTTACGGAAGATTGCGTGTGGTTCTGTATCAATATTATTGACAACCCATTCGCGCATGCCTTTAAAGTTTTTAGCTTTAAGTGCTTCCATTAAATCTTTGATAGACTTATCATTGAGTGTAACTAAGATACCAGAATCGATGGTACCACCAACAGAATAACGTTGAGCTTCATTAAGCACACGTCTCCAATCTGGAGCATGCTTCATGATTAGTTCAGCGAGTGTGGCTTCTTCGAATGTTACACTTTCTGTTGTAAGGATCTCTTTAAGGCGTGTTAAGAATTGACCACATAGACCAGCTAGCTGCTTCTTATCAAACTTGAAGTCGATAACACCACAACGAGAATGGAGTGGTTCGATGATACGGTTCTTAAAGTTACATGTCAGGATGAACCGACAGTTATCAGCAAACTCTTCAATGAATCCACGAAGAGCTGGTTGAGTTGACTGTGGATTGAGATAGTCTGCCTCGTCTAGGATCACACACTTATAACCGCCTTGTAGTGATACTGTTGATGCAAACTGACGAATCTTAGTGCGAAGGGTGTCGATGTTACCTTCTTCAGATCCGTTGATGATGATATAGTCAATGCCAAGTTGTTCACATAAGGCACGTGCTACAGTGGTTTTGCCAAGACCTGCAGTTCCAGAGAACATGAGGTTTGGCAATTCACCGTTCTTGACTATGGTTTGAAATGTATCCTTAAGAGCCTTTGGAAGGATACATTGGTCGATCGTTTTAGGACGATACTTTTCTACCCATAAAAATTGATCTTGCATTCAAAAACTCCATAATATAATAGTACAACAATTAAGCGCTGATAGATTCGTATAGATCTTCTACTTCAGATTGCTCAGCTTTAAACTCATTAAAGTTTTGTTTGTGATAGATCTTAGCAAGAGTCCGTGTATATTTTTGTGGCAACTCATACTTAGTTGCTACGTCTTTTAGTGTCTCACGAATAAGATCTCGTTCTGCTTCCATACGAGTCATAGAATTGGATATCTCTACGATCGCATCGTATACTGCTTTACGATCTGACGGATTACTTAGTCTCTGTGTTAGGCTCATCTGTCGTTACTCCTTCTGCTGCTGATTCTGCTGGTTGTGCTGGTACTTGTTGAGCGTTTGCTTTTACGAACTCAATAATACGTTCACGTACTTCGCCGACTGTCTTAAGGTCAGCACCTTTAAATACACCCTTTTCAGATGCCAAATCAATGATCTGTACTACTAATTGTAAGTCTGTTAACTTCATAATTATGCCTCGTAAGTTGATGATTTTTCAAGTGCAATCCAATACTCAATAGGTAATGTCTTGTGTTTGAAATGGGAGATTAATTTACCTGAGATGGATACATCATAATCACCAGGTAAAATCTTAAAATTACTGATATCGAAGTGGAATTTAAATTTGTGATTACCGTTGGAACCTTCCACCTCAGTACCATATGAGTTAGATGTATTATTCTTAGCATCCTTAACTCTGATTACCATTCCACTACCAGCATCTTCAACAGCAACTGTTGATACAGATAGTAGAGATGTTGCACGTTTCAATGAGCTTAACGTAGCATCTGTTAGTACAAATGATACATCGGTTGCAGGCATCGAAACGTCTTTTTGTGGGAATGTCAATGAAGCTTCATCGGAGAAGAAGTAAGTCATCGATGATTTACCTTCTTCGATATGTGCTGATTTACCATCTGCATTAAAAGCAAATGTTGGATCATTGAATAAAGATAGCGATGACAAGAAATCGTTTACATCATAGATGCCGAAATCTTGAGGGATTTGTTCTGTAATTGCTGCTTTAGCTACGATGTTCTTAGCTTCAGCAATGGTTTTTAGTTCAGATCCAGCCTTGAACATAAGGTTTGGTTGAATGGTTGCAAAATTCTTTAAGATTGCAATCGTCTCTTTAGATAACTTCATATTGATTCCTCACGATTAATAATATAATTATACCACATTTTTCTCATCTTGTACACTATATTTTACGTCGTGTTCATATAAAAACATGAGACAACATAAAGCATGTGCTAAGTGATTCTTGCCCGATTCGGGGTCGTTTTGTTCGCCTTCTTTCCATGCCCACACATGTCGTTGTAGTGCATCGAAGTATCTGCGTTTAGAATCTGGTACATATTTCCAATTATCTGGTTCGTATTTCTCTGCACCAAATGTTAAGATTTCTGCTGTGGCTCTTAATGCCAAAGGTGGTAACAAACCATATTGAGCTTTGTCACCATCAAACTTTCTACCGCCTGTCGTAGCAGTCTGTGACTGCTTTACTAAATCTTTCTTGCTAACCATAATTTAAATTTTTCACGTAGAGTTAATTTTGTCGGTGAATAACCAGCAATCTGGTTTACAATGTTTTTCCAAATATCCATAATATAATCCTAAAATAAGAAATGAAGGAGAGAGGGTCGGTGTCCAATCTCCCCTCTCTCTTCAAAATGCCTAAACAATATTAGGCAACAAGGTTAAATCGTTCCGCGGAGGGCACGAATACCAGCAGCAATAACTGAACGTGTAGGTGTACCTAAACGATAAGTTGTCATGCCATTGGTTTTATTTGCATAGATGCAAAAACCTTGTGAACGCAAGTTGCTAACAGTAGCAGTTACGTTCTTGATGCCAAATCGAGAACCGATTTGACCGGCCGTAAAATTTTGGCCTTTTTGAAATGCCGCTAAAAGGCGGCTTGATTTGCTCTTCATTATTAAAGCTCCATAATATACACACTCAAATTCACCTATTGACCGGAAAGGGAGCGTGAAATCCTTTCCGAAGGTGTTCTTATAGCTGCTGAGGTTGAACATTCTCAACAACTGTTTCTCCTACAGTCGGTGCTATGATTGCTTTAGAATCTACTTTAGTGTAGAGATCTAAGAAAGCTACTTTAGTGTCTTCGTCGAAACGAGAGATACACAATTCAATTGCTTTAGCACGGTCTGCAAAAATACCATAACTGCGTGCAATATGCACTAAGCGACGTGTAGAGATTAAGTCGTCTACACCACCGTCTTTATATGTTTGACGGATGATATCTGCCCAAGTTGTAAGGTTATCTGCAAATTCTCCATCAAGTTTGCCATAAGTCTCCATCGCATTTAAGATAATTTTCTTTTCTACTGCAATAGAAGGATATGGTTGCTCTAGTGTTGCAACAAACCTTTCGAGGAAAGCTTCGTCAAGGATACGAGCACCTGTAAAACGACCGTCTTCAGAACCACGACCTTTAGTATTAGCCGTTGCGATGACATTAAAACCGTCTGCAGGTTTAATTACTACGCCAGTTTTCTTAATGTATAATGACTTGCCTTCTAAGATGGCTTGCAAGCACATAAGCTTATTGGATCCACGATCGATCTCGTCAATCAAACAGATCGCGCCTTGTTTCATGGCTTGTGGTACAGGACCATCACACCATACAGTCTCACCGTTAACTAAACGAAAACCACCAATAAGATCATCTTCGTCAGTTTCTTCTGTAATGTTTACACGTACGTACTTACGCTTAGATTGAGCACATGCTTGTTCAACCATCATAGTCTTACCATTACCAGAGAGACCTGAAATGAACAGTGGATAGAATGCATTAGACTCGACAATTTGTTTTACATCGCGGAAGAATCCCCATGAAACATACATTGAATCTTTTTCTGGTACTTCGATTTGCACTTGTTGAAATACTTTCTGTGTAATTTTTTCTGTTGGTTGATCTGTAGCTTGCGCTGCAGATTTTTTAAGAGGCACTACTGCTGCCAACATTTCTACTTGATAACGACCACGACCTACTCGATTTTCTGGCTTTGTGATAAAATTAGGATATCCCAATCCCATATCACGAGCGTGGTCTACTAATTCTTGTACATCAAACACTGAACGACCTGGAAATTTGTCGCCTAAGGTTTTGACAAATGCTTGTTTAATTTCTGATTTCATACTGGACACCTTTCACTTTTAACATAATAAAATTACATAATATAGGTATATTATACCATAAAAATATCCTGCAGTACATAGGCCCTATGCAATAGAGTCTACGAAAGCATTCAATAATACACGATTAACTCGCTTAGCCTTTGTCATCTTTGCAAATGCTGTCTTAATCTTACCTTTGCTTGCTCCGTCTTCCACAAGCTCTCCAAACTCATCTTCAACGATGTCCATATATTTTGTACATAGACCAAAATAGCGATCATAGCCAAAGATCTTGTCTTCAATGATAGCACGATTCTTAGTCATTTGCGTGGTATATTTTTCTTTATTCTTAATATAGTTTGCAGGTCCAACTTCATGTAACACTTTATTGATTGCTTGGTTACGATATTGCGAGATAAAGAAACCTAGCACATTACTATTAGTAGATTCTTTTAAGAACTTCAATAGTCCCTCAGTCATAGCGCTGCCGACTGCTGAGTCCAATTCTAAAGTCTTACCATCAATTCTAACATAACATTTTCTAGAACGATAGTAGTATCCTGTTGCTTGCGTTCTATGTTTCTCGCCTTCCTCTGTCATGCGAACTTGGAAGTTATCAGATTCTCCATCTGATAAAAACATAGCTGTCATATTTTCAATGTTGTGTTGAAGTTTGAATTTTTTAATCATTTCATTAGCAACAACAATGCATGTATTTAACGGCGTACTATGCAATTGATTCCAAGAATTAATATACCATTGTGAAATTGCACCGTCCCAAGCTTGAGATAATGTCCATAACATCTCTTGTGCTTTATTATATTCTGCACGAGTCATGCGTGAAGACATTAAATTAAGCAAGTTGAATTTTTCTGGGATAATCTCGTTATCAGAGAAGTCTTCCCATTTTTGATCGCGATCATCTTGATCATCACGTACACGCGTTGTAAACGCATATACCTCATATGGTATTTGAACCATACGACAGAATAAAGTCAAGTTTAATAGTTGGCGAATAGTTGGTCCTAAATTCTCTTGCATAGAACCGCTAAAGTCGATGAACATCATCATACCATGATTCTTATAATTTGCAAGCTTGGTAGATTTTAAGAAGATGTCTTCTGAATACTTGTAGGCATGCAATTTATTTGTGTTGATGACACCAGTTTTTTCCAACTTAGATCTAGAATACTGGAATGCAGCTTTACGAAGTTCAAATTCTTTAGCCATATATGCTGCAGCCATCTCAGTCTCGTTTTTAAATTTACGATACTTATCTTTTAGCAATTCTTTTTGCTCAGCAATACGTGAGGTTAAATGATCTTGATCTGGATTTTCAAAGCGAAGGTGCTTTTCCCATTCTGCAAAATAATCTTTATAGTCGATCACTATGTTTGGTTGACGAACTTTATTAATAGTGAAAACGTTTTCTTGCATGTCTCCTACTACTAATTCTTTTTCGCGATCACGGAAAGCTTTATCTGTCAAAGATTCTGCAGAAGCAGATTCTTCGTCTTGAGTAGATTTTTCAGATGGTCCTTTTGTGACATCATCTTCAGATAATCCTTCGTTTTGTCCGTCATGACCTTTACCAGTTTGACCTTTAGCATCCTTTTCCGTTTCTTCAGATTCTCCATCAGAAGCACTTTGATCGGGTTTCTCATAGTCATTTTCGCTAGTGGCACCGTCATCTTCTTGAAGATCATCAAGAGATTGAGTAACCATCGTTTGCTCTGATTCTCTCGGAGCAGTTTCTTCTAAAGCTTTTTGATATGCATAGATGTCTTTAGCAAGCTTAACGACTTCCTCAAAGGTGTCAGTCTTAAACGATGCATTGTAAAATCCACGCTCGATGGTATCGAACTGAACTTCTATGTTTGGGCCAAGCTTAGATTTAAGATTGATTTTATCGATAACACGAATACTATCGACGTCGATGCCTTGAGATTCTAATCCAAAGAAATCTTCAGCTGATAATTGTTTGTATGCTTTTTGAAATTGTGAACGAAGACCAGGATACTTGTCTTGAACTTTGCGTTCAATACGTACATCTTCTAACACATTGAGATATGCTTTAGGTGCGCCGTCGACATCATCAACAGCATCATGCCAACCAACTGATGGTGTATAAAGCGCGTGACCAACTTCGTGACCTGTGAGTAGATCATAGACAGCTTTACCTTTATTTTTCCAAACTGGTAAAGCTAAGACTCTGCGTTGTGGATCGAACCATGCGGTCTTATAAGACCCATGAATAACGTTGATGTTCTCTTTAGCTAGAAGTTTAGCTAGAGTAGACTGTTGATTAAAATTTATTGCTATATTTTCGACTGGCATTTGGACACCTTTTACATGTTATTTATTACTTAATATAGGTATATTATACCATAAAAATATCCTGCAGTACATAGGCCCTACAAGTCATTGATTTCATTAGCGATTTTTCCGCTTAGCATGTTTTAATGCCAAAGCTCGTTTAAGCGGAGATGCCCTTTCTAAGAAGTTTGTACCTTCCATGTGGTCGTATTCGTGTTGAATGATGCGCGCTGTAATACCGCTAAATTCTGTGGTGACACGTTCTCCGTCTTTATTGGTATATTCAATCTTAACTGTCTTAGGTCGTTTTAAATTAATGAAAACTCCCGGTTGAGATAGACATCCTTCATCGAATAAAGTTTCTTCTTTAGAATACTCTACAATTTTGGGATCAAAGAAAGTTTCTGAGAAATCGTTAAAGGTAATACAGAAAATCCTATTATCAATGCCAACTTGATTTGCTGACAGACCGATGCCTTTAAAGAATTTACATGCGTTGACTAACATCTCTGCAAACTTTGCTTTATCTTCTACTTCTTTATATTCTAAGTGCTTAGTTAAAAGCGGATCATCATACGGTATGAGTTTATAAATTAATTCCATCATTTAATCCTTGAAAAATTTCTTTCTTTAACAAATTCAATCTTGTTTCTAAACTTAGAATCAAGTACATCTCCTTTATGAGAGATGACGAACACATTGGTGTCTTGCACAGATCCAAGTATCTTCATAAGGTTGTCGATACCATCAGTGTCTAACGATGAATCAAACGTCTCGTCTAAGATCAATAAGTTTGTATTAGCTGAGTTCTTCATCTTAGCGATCTGACGCCATGTGAATAGAAGACTTAAGTCAATACGTTGCTTCTCACCTTCAGAGAAACTTGCATATGTAAACTCATCGCGATATCGAGATTTGATAGTCTCATTGAAGGATTCATCTAAGTTAAACAATACGAAGAAGTCTAAGATCTGTAGGTATTGATTAACAAGTTTATTGATAACCGGCAAATATTGCTTAACGATCTTGGTCTTGATACCTGTATCCTTAAGCATTTCGCTTGCTATCATATTATAGTTTTGACCATCTATATGTGATAGTTTTAATTCTGCTAAAGATTCTTTTTCAACCTGTAAAGTTTTTAGATCTGCCATTGCAGCTCCAACATCTCCTTCGGTTCCTTCTATCTTTAAGACTTCAGATTCCAACTTGTCTATTTGATTTTGTAGTGCTGTGATAGATGCATTGTTTGCTACTATATCCATCTGAGCATTTTGAAAAGATTCTACTTCTTCTAATAGAATCATCTCTTCAGCTTCAATAAGTATGAGTTCTTCTTCTAACTCTTCAATATGCTTATTAACTTCCCCGATCTTGCTATCGCACCTATGCACATGCTCTTGCCGTGTGTCGGCAGATATTTCTTGAGAACACGTTGGGCACGCAGTTGATTCCACAAAGAAAGTTCTGTTTTCTTGTAGACTCTTAATGGTAGTATTAAACTTATCACCAAATGATAAGAGTTTATTTTTCTTGGTCTCAATTGATTTAAGGGATCTTTGCTTTGAAACCAGTTGTGCCAACCTCTCGGATAGTCCAGCATTTTTGGATTGTAGATCCTTGATCGATACTTGGTTGTCCGTGATGGCTTTCTGCTTATCTCGAACCTGATCCTTTGCAAGTGATTCGACATCAACAATGTATTTATTTTGAAGTCTGACTTTTTCTGATATGATCTCGAGTTGGTTGTTGACGTCATTGATCTGTTCCTTAGTTCGTGCTATTTTTTCTTTTAGGATTTGGTTCATCCTAGAAAAAACTTGGATATCGAGTAATTCTTCTATGATCGTTCTTCGTTGACCTGGAGGTAACTGCATAAAAGGAGTGAATGATGCTGATCCAATTACTACTACTTGATGGAACGATTTGTGATTTAATTTTAATACGTTCTGCTCTAAGAATGCTTGATAATCTCTTGAGTTTGCTTCTTGATTAATTAAGTTGCCGTTTTGGTATATCTCAAATGTGTTTGGTTTAATACCTCGAACTATCTTGAATTCTGCTGCACCAACAGAGAACTCAACTTCAACCACTGCATTCTTATTATTGATTGAGTTTAATAGTTGAGGCTTTAAAATATTTCTAAATGGTTTACCAAATAAACCAAATGATAATGCATCTAACAACGTAGATTTACCTGCACCATTTTGACCTATGATCAAAGTGCTATCATTACGATTTAACTCAATCTCTGTAAATTTATCACCAGTACTTAAGAAGTTTTTCCAACGTACTGTCTTAAAAATGATTGCTGCCATTTATACTGTTTCTGTAGTTTGCGCTTCAACATATAACCCGCGCAATAGAGTTTTTAATTTATCTTTATTAGCTTCAGTCTCAACTGCATCGACATATGAATCTAATAAGACTTGAGTGTCATCTAACTTAATCTCTTCGTCTTCTACGTTTGAACCCATATATTCTGTAAAAGATTCTGCGATCTTAAGTTCATGTATTGGTCGTTGTGTAATACGATCAATGAGTCTATCAAAGCCGAAAAAATCTTGCTTTCTTTCTACGACTACTTTAACAAATTGCTGATCCATGTGAGATACATCTATAGTATTATAATCTGTTTTTTCGTCGTTGTACACTAGTTTTGTATGAAGTGTATATGGATTACGAACAGGTGTTATTTCTCGTGTGTTAGTATCAAGCACATGAAAATATTTAGGATCATCACAATCACCCCAAGTAAACTCCATTTGGGAACCAAGATAATGAACATTATCCCTACTAGACTTAGTATGAAAGTGGCCAGACAGCACCATCTCAAAGCGACTAAACTCTTTTGTTTCCATTCCATGGGGATTTGGAATACCTTTATACATTTCAAAACCAGAGAATTCAAAATGACCTCCTACAATATTTGCTGTACATGTCTTGATGAATTCCATAGTATCAGCATAATTTTCAGTATTAATCCAAGGGACCAAAGCTATTTTCAAACCATCATATTCAACTACTACATTATCCATATAGATCTTAATACAATCCATATAGTGTCCCATAAGTTCTTTAAGAGAACATAGCTCATTAGTATTTTTATAAAACACATCGTGATTACCTGGAATAATATCCATAGTAATATTGTATTCTCGTAATCTGTCTAAGAAAATACGGCGATTGTGTTCTAGCGCTTTAAAGTTAACATACTTTCGGTGCTCGTAATAATCTCCAAGATGTATAATCTTGTCAATTTTATTTTCTAGTAAGTAGGGGAAAAACACATCTGTGTAGAATTTTTCTTGGTAATCCATGAAAATATCAGATGAGTTACGTGCACCACAATGGGTGTCGTTTAATATAGCGATCTTCAATTAAGCAGCCTCAGTGTTTTCAGCAATAAAAGATTCTAATTCATCTACCATAGAATCAGTCATGAATAGTTCTAAAGATTTGTTTTTCTTTTCTTTCTTTGCAAAATCTTTAATTTGAGAGTCTTTTTCTTTAATTCGACCAATACGTTCTCTTAAAGAGTCAATGAATGCTTGTTCACCGTGTGTGTCATCACCTTCAACTTGAGCAATAAACTCCTCGATACCGGCTTGTTCAATAAACTTAAATTTGATGTCTTGTTGTTTTTTCTCTTTTTCAATACGTCTTAAGAATGCAAAAAAGCAAATTTGAGTAAAGTATGAGAATGCGTTTTGTGTACCAGTTCTAGTTACTGCATTTGGATTATAGTTGGTGATCGCTCTTAAGCAATTCTCTACTGCATCCATGACCATCTCTTCTCGGTAAGTGTATCGAATAAAATTAACTTTATGCGATAAACCTTCTGCGATCTTAAGAAAGCATTCAGCTATGTAATTAGGTACTACAGGGATTGTTGTTCCGTTGGCCTTTGCTGCATCGACCGTTGCTGCATAGTCGACTAACGCTAGGCCGAATTTTTTATTATCCACATAATGCGGACGAGCCTTTACTTCAGACATGTTTCATTCACTCCAATTAATGGGACACATATTGGTATTATACCATAAAAATAACAAAATGTACAACTATTTAAAATTTATTTTCGGGGGCCTATGTACAACAGGATATTTACAGTATATAATAGATCTACCCCCAGGGCCAGCAGGTATAAGATTAATGATAGGTTGGCGGTGTATCATCATCTTCTAAAATCTGGAAAGATGATTGACGCTGAGCTACTTCAGGTATCTTTGCTTGAGATGCATCTGTTATGGGTTCAATTAAATCTTGCTCTACATTCACCATCATCTTAGTATAGTACATTGCAACAGCGTCATTGACGAGAGCCATAGCGAGTATGTTAGTCTTTGCTATAATGTGTTCATCATCATCGCAGAATCCCATCCAACGAGTAAACATATTAGCTTCTCTAGCTATAGTTCCAAGTTCTACTCGTTCTCTATAAACTTTTAATGGCCCTCTAATCAACAATTCTTCATGATCTTCTCCAACAACTTCCGTTATGAGTTCTTCGCCATTTGTTAGTTTTAGTTGTCTTATATCTCTACTAATCATGTTAGTTTGACCTCGTGGATCTTATAATTAAACTGTTCTTTACTATATATTTGAATCCGAATTCCAGCATGGATAAGTGTAAAGTTTTTCTTTGTCTTCCAATGCAAGTCATCTGATATATCATACAACGTTGTATCTCTACCATCATCGGCTTTTCTTAAACCTCGGCCAATAGACTGCAGTACTTTAATTTGGGATTTAGACGGAGATGCGAATATAATATTATGTAAATTCTTAATATTAATGCCAGTTGAGAAAGTTCCTAATGATGCTACGATGATAGCATTCTTTTCTTTCTCTGTTATAGCACGAACTGTTTCTCTGTCTGCAACATCAGTTTCACCAGACACATAGAATACTTTTCTATCTTCTGCAGCGCTATCTCTAATTAATTTGAATAGAGGTTTGCCATGTTTATCAACTCGATTAAACAACACAAGTGTATTGCCTTGTTGATCTAATGTTAGGTTCTTAATAAAATTATTTCGCTTTTGGTGTGCGATAATAAAATCGATTTCCTCAGCATAAGTTTTATCTTTAACTAACTTGCATTCTTCTTCAGAATACTTCATCACTAAACATTTAATATCTAACTTAGCAAGTTGATCTGCATCCATCAAAGCTTTAGTAGTCGTGACTTGATAAACTTGGCCGAATAAGCCTTCTAATACTAACTTATGCGTTAATGTACCATCTAAGGTTCCAGTTAAACCGAAACGATACGGGCAATCTATCAACTTTTCCATGATAGATGACAATGATTTTGCTTGGAATGTATGTGCTTCGTCACCAATAACCATTCTAAATGGCGCAAACCAATCTTTAGGTAACTTATATACAGATTGCCATGTAGTGATAACTATTGGCGCAACAGTTTGTTTTTCTTTTCCACTATAAATTGTGTGGATCATCGACTCATCAAATGAATCGTCATTCTGTGCATAAGTTAAAAAGTCTGATCTCATCTGCTCGACTAAGCTAGTAGTTGGAACTATTAATAATAATCTTTGCTGTTTTAAGACGTTCAAATAAAAACGTATGATAATATAGATTATGAGAGATTTACCAGAGGCGGTAGGTGATACGAGTAATGCTCGTTTGTTTCTTAAACCGTGTACTGCCGCTTGATATTGATAATCACGAGGTTCGAACGGAAGTTTTAGAAATTTATTGACGAAGGTTTGTAAGTCTTCTTCGTTGACTTTTGTTATTTGATTAGGAACATTGACGTCAACTTCATAGCCACGTTCTTCTGCAAATTTGATTATATAATTTAATAGACCTACATATAAAGTTTTTGATCGTAGATCATATAATCTAATTTTTCCATCCCATATTTTATTCTTAAAGGCTGGCATGAACTTATAGCCAGGAACATAGAATGTAAAGTAGTCTGCTAATTCTTGTTTAACACCACCATCACACTCTACTTTTAAGTGCACATCATTAATTTTGCTAACTACTATCTTGTCCATTATACACCGGATGTAAATTGTCTCCACTTAATCATGTTACCGATCGTCTGATGACGCCAAGTAATATTAGAAACTATATCTGATAGTGTATCTACTACAGTTTTCCAATATTCAATTTGTGATTGAAGTGTTTGAATTTGATCGTCGCTTTCATAAAAATAATCCATATCGCTTTTCATGGGTTTACTTAATCCATCAAACGGATCATAGTCCCAACCCTTCTCATCGATAGTCGTCTTATCCATCTTGCCATTGTACCACATGAATTTATCTTTTAATAGTTTCTTAAACTCCATCTCTTTACGATGTTTTTGAAGTTTAGCTAGTGAAAGAAGTTCTACATATTTTGCATGTAGTTTAGGTGTATCTTTGGAAGACTTATCCAATTCAACATCGTCGATCTGGCAATCGACTTTCCAATTATCTAATATTTGATCAAGTGTCAGCATGTTAAAACCTTAGGGTTATTTTATACCCTATTATACCACATTTTTAGAGGAAAGTAAACAGTTAATTTTCGAACGTGAAATAGTCGTAGCGGAAAGTAACATCTACAGTGCCATAAACAATATCTGCTTCTTGTACTGAGAATGAAACATTACCTATGCTAGTAGGGAATACATTGCGGAAAAATATTTTCTTGTTAGGATTATTTTTGCTAGTTAAAACGTAGATTGTTAAGTCGTCAAACTTATCTTCATATTTCGCCATATTAATGCTGCGATTCAACCAATCATAGATTTCCTTGAAGTTATTCATATCTTCAGAAACTAACATTGTGATGGTCAATGGATCATACTGAATATGATCTCCAGGTACAAACGCAGTTTGTTTGCCACGAGGGATTGCAACCTCTGGTACAGTGACAGAAGGGATGCTGATGCTTTGTGCAAAGTATTGAACGTTAGGTGCTCTAGCGAATATGAATCTAAACCCATCTGCCGTGACTAATGGATTTTTGTTTGCTGTTACCGAGCCTGGTTCAAGACCTATATCGTAATTTTTATTTGCCATTTTTAATGTATCTCCGCAATATTATCTATTTATATCCACACCAGATAAAAAAAGAGGGAACCGAAGTTCCCTCTTAGAGTTCTATACTTATTATAATTCTAAGCTTGTATAGATTAAGCGTTGTCTAAAAGACCTGTTACCTTAAAGATACGGAAATAAACGTTAGTACGATTTAAACCAGTATCATTTACAGGTGCTGTACCTGGATTTGAGAATGGGTTTGCAATCATGCCATAACGTGTTTTGAAACCGATCTTAGGTTGGAAAGAACCTTGATCAACAGCACGAACCATTGTGAGTGGTACATATGGAGCGTAGAATAAACCAGCGTCATATGGGTTTGTACCACGGTAACCAACAGTTACGTAGTCTTGTGTAGCATATGGATCGATGTACACTTTGATCTTGCCGTTTAATACACCAGCAAATGTATTGCCAGTGTCGTCAACTGCTAAATCAACTGACATAGCTGGATTGTATACCAACATGCCAGAAGCAGCTAAAGCTGTTGCAACGTCTGATGAACAAACGATGAAGTTGCCTTTACCTCTACAAGTATCTTTGGCAATCTTGTTAGCTTCGCGATCGATTTGAACTAAAAGACCTTTGAATTTTTCAACTGACCAACGACCATCAGCATCAGTTACCAAGTTAAATACACCAGCGTTTGTGCAGTTAGCTGTTTGAGCACCTAACTTAGCTTTTACGTTGATTGTACGGATAACTTCGCGGTTGATTTCAGCTAAGATTTCAGCTGAAAGGATGTTCGCTAATTCTGTTTCAGCGTCAAGACCATGAACTGCTTTTAAGTCTTGTGCTAATTCCATTGTGTATTCAGCTTTCAAAGCACGTGTCTTTGCAGTCACTGTTGCTTTTTCAATGCTGAATGCCATTTGAGCGAAAGAATTAGTTGAAGAATCACCTAAAGCTTCAGACTCAGCTGTAGTCATACCACCACCAAGACCGAAGTCATCAGCGATTGTATCAGCAGCGGCTGTACCAG